TCTCTTTCTCTCTCTTTTGCGAACCAGCCCGAACCAGCCGAGATTGACCCGGACTGGGACGGAGACATTGAGATTGGGCGGGAACAGCCCAGACTGGAAACGATCAGCTTGGGGGGAATTTCATTTGGCCATCAGGTGGCTGCATGGGCCTCTCGCTTTATGCAGGTAGAGCTCATGCCGTGGCAGGTGCATGGACTTTGTGGTCAACTCATGGCGCAACCTCTCGAGGATGGTTCACCGGACCCGTGGAATTTGAACGTGCGTGAATCGCTTATCTCAACGGCCCGTCAAAACGGAAAGAGCATTGCTCTCACAGCTCTCATTGGCTGGTGGCTCACAGAAATGAGTGTGCTACGGGGCAAGCCTCAGAATGTGCTTTCCGTGGCAAACCGTTTGGATCGTGCTGAGGGTTTGTTCACCCAGCTGGCGCCAATCCTCACTGAGTACTTTGACGGAAAACAACTTGCCGCTATCGGCAGAAAATCCGTGACGGGACCGTGGGGCACATGGGAGATTCGAGCTTCATCCTCTCGCCTGCATGGTGGCTCATACGATCTCATCGTGGCTGACGAAATTTTCGACATTGGATCTGAAGTAATTGATGACGCATTACGCCCCAGTCAAATCGCTAGGAAATCCCCATTGCTTTCTATGTGGTCCACAGCTGGTGACGAATCCTCATTGGCCATGATGCAAATCCGCACAATGTGCATTGCAGACATTGACAATGGTGTCCCCTCTGGCACGTATTTTGCTGAATGGTCTTTGCCGTCTTGCGATCCAAAAGATGAGAGATTCTGGCGCTGGGCAAACCCCGCTCTGGGAACCACCATCACCCTCAAAGCATTGCGGGCCGTATCCAAAAAAGATTCTTTCCTAAGAGCCCACCTCAACTTGTGGGTTGCTGCACGTGGCGCATGGTTGGAAAACGGCGTGTGGGAATCCCTCAAAACAAATGTCCCAATGCCTGCCGGTGGCGTTTTAAGTGTTGAGCTCTCAATGGATGAAGCCCGTTTCGTAGGCGTCCGCGCAGCGGTCCAAGATGGCAAATCGTATGTCCACACAGAATTCATTGTCGATAACGAAAGCGAAATGTGGGAAAAAGTCCAGGAGGCCATGAAAGACCCCAAGGTCCAGCTGGCAATTACTCCACCGCTCGAGATCCATTTGCCAACCAATCTTCAACGCCGTTTCTGTGTTGTTGGCTACGGCGAGCTCATGAAGTTCACGCCCACTGTGCGCACAATGGTCAATGAGGGACGGGTGCAGCATTACGGGGAACACTTACTCACTGAGCAAGTAGGGCGAGCCGTCCTCACAAAAACCGCCAGCGGAATCGTGCTCAGCTCGCAAAAGTCACCCGGACCAATTGAGCTGTGCCGTGCTTTGTGCTGGGCGGTTGCATTGTCCAGCCGTGCGCAAACTTCGAACAAGCCAATGCTGGTGGTCACATAATGACTACAATCCAGCAGGGTGGCCGTCTGCTAGTCGGAGCAGCGGCTGCCACAGATTTAGGAGAAGCCCGTGGCGATTTTCAACAGAGTGAACAAAGCAGCTATTAGCCCACCAGAGCCTCAAGTAAAAGCAGCTGCAGCCGTGGGTGGCTACTCACCAAATAACGCTGGCGTCAATCTCATTGGCCAGTACTACACGTATCAAGAGGGCGAGCTACGCAACCGGGCTATTCAGGTCCCAGCCATTTCGAGGGCTCGTGATCTTCACGCCAGTGTCATTTCTGCAATGCCTTTGAAAATGTACAAAGAGGTTTGGAATGAAGAGACCCGTGAGATGGAGTGCATTGACATTGCGCCCCGCTCGTGGTTGCGCCAGCCTGATCCGACAATCACTTATGAAGCCCTCATGTCTTGGACGCTCGATGATTTGCTGATGTTCGGAAGAGCCTTTTGGTGGATCTCCAGCAGGACGCAAGACGGCTATCCCGCATCATTTACTCGTCTCCCAGCAGCTTCAATTCAGACCACAGATCAGGTTGGACCCGTTTGGTTTGCGCCCTCAAAAGAGGTCTATTTCATGGGCGGAATGCTCAATCCCGAGGATCTCGTACAGTTCATCGGCAGTTCACAAGGGATCATTTATCAAGGCGAGCAAACCATCAACACCGCTTTGAAGATTGAAGATTCACGCCTACGCAATGCGGCCTCAGCGTTGCCGTCTGGCGTTTTGCGTCAGACTGGAGGCGAGCCCTTAAGTGCTCAAGAGCTTGCTGATCTTGCAGCTGCTTTTAACGCTGCTCGAGCAACCAATCAGACGGCAGCGCTCAATGAGTTTTTGACTTATGAGCCAACCAATGCGACACCGGACAAGATGTTGCTCATTGAGTCCGCTAACTATTCGGCTCTAGACGTTTCTCGTTTGTGCAACATTCCCCCGTATTTATTGGGTATTTCGACAGGTTCTTACGCATACACAAATAGCCGTGAAAGCAGAATTGATTTGTGGACCTTTGGATCTAAGAGCTACGCAGAGGTCATTTCGTCCACGCTTTCTATGTATCTCCCTAAGGGAACGCTCTGCAAGTTTGACGTGGACGATTACATTGGGGAAGCAGAAGAGATGGGCGCAATGCCCAGCCAACGACAACCAGAAGAAAACACACAGGAGGAATTGGGATCATGATTCGTTTAACCACTGACCAAATCACCGTCACAGCAGCTGCAGGCGATAGCGCAGGTGAGCGCAGGATTGACGCCATAGCGGTCCCATACAACGTGTGGGCCACAGTAAGTGGGGGGGAGCAGGTGATGTTTAAGCCGGGCTCACTTCCCATTGACGGCAAGGACCCCCGTGTTTTTATGTACCACGACAGCACCAAAGTCATTGGCCGTGTTGTTGAAAGGCTCGATACTCCAGACGCAATGTTGGCGTCCATGAAGATTTCAGCAACGGCTCTTGGGGATGAAGCCTTGACTCTTGCGGCTGATGGAGTGATGGACGTTTCCGTAGGCGTGGACATAGTTGCAGCCAAAACCGATTCTGAGGGACGAATGATTATTGAGTCCGCCATTTGGCGTGAGCTCTCACTTGTCCCCATTCCAGCATTCGCTGGTGCTACCATCACGGAAGTGGCAGCACAAGCAGACACAACCGACACCCCAACAGAACCCACAGAAGATTCATCAGAGGAGACAACCGTGGAAGCAACACCAGCACCAGCTGAAGCAGTAGAAGCATCAGCAATCATTCCAACCGCACCAATCCACGCACAGCCAAAGCGTGAATTTGCAATGCCATCAGCAGCCGAATATCTCGCTGCATACCACATTGGTGGCGACACATTCCGCAAGGTAAATGAAGCATTCTCAATTGCAGCTGCTTCAAAGCGCACAGCGCTTCAAGCCGCCGCTGGCGATTCAACCACCACTGACACGCCGGGCCTCTTGAATGTCAACGTGCTCGGTCCCGTGTTCACGGATCTCAACTACATCAGACCAGTCGTTTCAGCAGTTGGCGCAAGGGCTATGCCAGACGGCGGAACGTCCAAGACCTTTATTCGCCCAACTTGGACGACCCATCCGAGCGTAGGTTCTCAAGGTTCTGAGCTCGGTGGCGTATCCGCAACCACCCCAGTAATTGCAAGCAATGTGGTCACAAAGACCACTCTCGCTGGACAGGTCACCCTTTCAGTGCAGGACATTGACTTCACTTCGCCAGCCGCAATGCAAATTATTTTGCAAGACCTCGCTGGACAGTACATGTTGCAGTCAGACGCAGTTGCTTGTGCAGGAATCCTTGCTGGCGACACCGCATCAGGATCTACTTGGACAGTCACAGCAAACGATCCAACATCGTTGATTGCTGCACTGTATGACGCAGCAACAGACATTCTTGCAGCAACCAACTTCTTGCCTGACCACATTTTTGTCAGCCCAGACGTATGGAAAAAATTGGGCAGCCAGTTGGATGTCGACAAGCGTCCAATTTTCCCATACACGGGCGCCGCAGGCCTCATGGGTGTGAACGGAATGGGCAGCGCAAACGTGACCATGATGAACACATTTAACCCACTCGGCTTGAATTTGGTCGTGGACAGAGGATTTGCCGATAACACCATGGTGGTAGCTCGTGGTTCTGCTATCGAGTTCTATGAGCAGATCCGTGGCATTATGTCGGTTGAAGTACCGAGCACATTGGGCCGCACATTCTCTTACTATGGTTATGTCTCGACATTCATCGCTGACGGCGATCAAGTCAAGTCCATTGCTATCGCCTAGTTAGGGGCCCGCTATGGCGGTCTTTACCGTTACTTTCCATCAGCGTTTGGATGACTACGCAGTTGTCCAGACGTTGACGGATACGGATATCAATCCGGGACAAACATTCACGCTGGCGTCACTGGGGCACGGCCTCAATGGAACACACGTTGCGTATGCCTGCCCGCAGTATTTGTTTATCGGCGTTGACTCGCAAGGTGACTTGCTTTTTGACGCAGGTACACCAATCCCAAATCAGGTTTTGTTTTATGACGTGGGCGATGACCTCGAGCGTGGCACCACAAACTCAACAGGCACTTTGACTTTCACGCCCACTTGCACGTGGGTGAGTGATGGACAAATCGAGGATTATCTGGGATTAGAGCTCACGGGCGCTGGAGATGGAGCATTCCTAGTGCAGTGTGCGGCAGCGGCAAACGCTTTCGCCTATCGCCGCAGATCCGAGAGCGGGTACACCGATTCGCTTTCCGTAGTCCCGTCCGGTGATGTTTCTTTAGGGACAATCATGGTTGGAGCCGCCTATTTCAGGCAGCGTGGAGCATTCAACACGCTTGCATCATTTGACGGGATGGGCATCCCACCCGCCAGCGGAATCACTCCCATGATCATGCAGCTCTTGGGTATTAACCGCCCACAGGTTGCCTGATGCCATACACAGATTTATTTAACGAAACTATTGATGACATTTCTGCATCATTGGCAACCATCACGGGCTTACGAGTAGTAACAGACCCCAGGAATATCAACCCGCCTTGCGTGTTCATTGACGCCCCAAGCTTTGAAGCGTTCAACGCAAACATTGCGGACATGACATTCCCAATTCGTGTGATCACAATCGGCCCAGCAAACCTTGACGCCTTGCGAAACGTGCTCAGCATTTGCGCCAAACTTTTACAAAAGAATGTCGCCGTGACTAGCGGGTCACCTATTAGTCTGTCAATCGGCGGGCAAGAGCTCGCCGCATACGATCTGACAATCCGAGTGAAAGCGCAAGCAGCATGAAATACACAATTGTGAGCGAGCTGGTGGGAACACCGGGCGCTGAATTCCATCCTGAAGAGGGCATCAATGTTGAAGCTCTGCTCGAGGGCGGATTCATTAAGGCCGACAAAGAAATCAAGACCGCAAAGAGCGAGGACTAAACATCATGGCAACTTCCACATATCTCTCAAATCCCATCGTGACCGTCAATAGCGTTTTGCTCACTGGCTTTGCCACAGCAGCGACAATGACTCGAAACATTACTGCAGCCGATGTCACCGCCTTTGGCGAGACATCACGCACCTACGGCGCAACGCTCGCAGATGACGAATTGACCGTCTCGCTTTACATGACCTACGGCGCATCAGAGGTGTACGCAAGCCTCAAGGCTCTTGTGGGAACCCGCACCACCGTCAAGGTGAAGCCAACCTCAGCTGCTGCATCAGCCACGAATCCAGAGATGGTGCTCACAGGGGCGTATCTCGAATCGCTACCAGTGCTCCAGACGAGCCTCGGGGAGATTTCGCAGGTGGACATCGTGTTCCGTGGCGGTGTCTATTCAGAGGTAGTGGCCTAAAAAAGCCAACAACGAAAGGGACCAAATGAAACTCACATTGAAAGTGGACACGGGCTCAGGCCCGTACACCGTGACAACCAACTTGCACACCATCGTGCTTTGGGAACGCAAGTACCGGACCAAAGCTTCCAAGCTTGCTGAGGGCATTGGCATGGAGGATCTGGCATTCTTAGCGTTTGAATCCGCCAAAGCTGCAGGCATTGAAACACCAATCGTGTTTGACGATTACCTCAAGACCATTCAGGAAATTGAGGTCATGGAAGAGGAAACCGTAAACCCTACGCAGGGGGAACCCACCGTCACCTCCTAGCCCAAGTGCTAGTGAATTGCGGATGGTGGCCCCCAGCCATCGAATTTGATTTGAACGATCTTGCAACAGTTGTTCGAATCATTAATGAAAGCCGCAAAAGATGAGCGCAAATTTCACGTTAGAAGTTGAGGGAATCAAAGAGGCTTTGCGTGACATCAACAAAGTAAGCCCCGCTTTGCGCCGTCAAATAACCAAAGACTTCAAAGAGATTGTGGCGCCCGTTGTGAAAGACGCACGGCAACGCAACCCGCAAGAGCCACCGCTCTCTGGTTTCGTGCGCAAGTGGACCACCAAAAGCGGGCTGGAAATGTTCCCGTGGGATCCAAAGAAATCTGACCGTGGAATCGCAGCTGGTACTTCAGGCAAAAAACCCAAGCTCTTCAATGGCATGACTCAAAACCTTTCAGCGTTTTTTATTCGCTGGAAAGGCCCACAGTCCACGTTGTTTGAAATGGCCACCAAAGGAAACTTGGGTGGAAACCTTGACGCCAAATATGGCTTCCCCGGGCGTGTGATTTGGAAATCATGGGACGCTCATTCTGATGAGGTAATGCGCAAGGTCAAAGAGCTAGTTGATGGGATAATGAAGCAAGCAGACAAAGCCCAGAGGAGCCTCCCTAAATGAGTATCAGAATTCCCATTGTTTCCCAGTTCTCAGACAAGGGCGTCAAGCAAGCTGAAAAGGCTTTTGGATCACTGAAGAATTCTTCAGACAGGATGGGCAAGGCCATGAAAGTGGCAGGCGTTGCCGCCGCCGCTGGTTTGGCAACCGCTGCTTATGCTGCTTGGGATTTTGCCAAAGCCGCAATGGAGGACGAAAAGGCAGCTGCAGAGCTTGCACGTCAACTTCAAAAAACAACCGGGGCAACTGACGCACAAATTGCTTCCGTGGAAAAGTGGATCACCACAGTGTCTTTGGCTACGGGGACCGCTGACACAGATTTGAGGCCAGCCCTCGCCCAGATAACTCGAGCCACCAAAGATGTCACCAAAGCACAAAAGCTTTTGACACTGGCACAAGACATCAGCACAGCAACTCAAAAGCCATTGGCAGCCACCAGCAAGGCAATTGCTATGGCGTACTCAGGTCAGTTTGGAGCGCTTCGAAAGTTAAGCCCCGAAACCGCAAAGCTCATCAAGGCTGGCGCTTCAGCAGATGAAGTTTTCAAATCATTGGAAAACACATTTGGCGGGGCGGCAGCCACCGCTGCAGACACCACCGCTGGCAGATTCCAACGGTTCAAAGTTGCCGTGGATGAGCTCAAAGAGGGATTGGGATCAGCGCTACTTCCAGCCATGAGCGCCGTGTCAGGTTTCGCCGTCAACACTCTCATTCCCGCATTCCAAAGCTTCCAAGATTCCGTGGACAAAAACGGTTTCCAAAAGACAATTAAAAACTATTTTGACAACGCCAAAGCATGGGTGACCGGTGACGGCCTCAAAGACTTTGCAGCAAGCCTGCAGAAGATGGGTCAGGCGCTGGTGGATTGGGTTGGGCCTCGTGTCAAGCCGTTTATCAAAGAGCTAGGCAGGCTGATTGCAGCGGGCGCCAATTGGCTTTTGGATGTTGGTCTGCCCATGTACGTGGACAAATTAAAAGAGCTAGGCGAGGCTTTTGTTAATTGGGTCAAGCCTCAGATTGCTCCCATGCTCAAAGAGCTTGGAGTGCTTATTGGCAAGATTGCTGAATGGGCCATCACCGTTGCTCTTCCAAAGCTCGTAAAGATTGCTGCAGAGTGGCTGGTGGCGCTCGCTGGTTTTGCTAAGGAAGTCGGACCCGAAATTATCAAGGGCCTGATTATTGGCATTGGTGAAGTTGTCGCAGCTCTTGGGCGTATCAGCAAAAAACTTTTGGACGGCTTCATTGATCTTGGAAAA